CACGCTGCCCGGCGCTTGGCAGCCGATGTCGAGCATCGCGCCCTGGAGACGGGAATATGGGAAGTACTGGTTTCCGGCGTCGTACCAGATTTCGGTCGTGCGCTCGCCAATCAGCCAGAGTTGCCGGTTATGCTCGATCGGCACGACGAGGTTGTCGGACGCCGCGTCTTTCAGAGCGAAATACGTTGCGTCGAAATTATCCGAGCCGTTCCAGTAGAGCGGTGACGTGAAGAACTGCTGTGATCCGGGCTGCCCAAACGCCAACCAGCCATCGATGAACGCTGCGCCGCGGGCCGCAATGTTGAACCGCTTCCAGACGCGCGTGAACAGGTTGTAGGTATAGATGCTCGCGCCATCGGCGAACGCGATGACTTGCCCCGCACCATTGTCACGGGTCCACACCGGACCGCTGCTGGTCCCTAGCGTGCCGATCTGCGTCAGCATCGCACCATCGAACAGATAGGCTACGCTTCCGATCACGATGGCTGCACGCGTATTCCCCGGCAGCGTCCACATGCCGCGCACGGGGGCAGCCGGACCGGTCACTACTGCGATCAGCCCAGGGGTCCCCAGCAGCGCGAGAGGCGCCTTGGCTTCGCTGCTCTGATCTACCTCGACGAACCAGTTGATCAGGCGCTGGGCATCCTGCAGTGGGTTTGCAGCCTCGTACGACGGGCCGACGAATGCGAACTCGGGCATCAGAATCCCCCGGTCAGAATCCAGCCTGCGTCGTTCAGGTTGCCCGCGACGACAGCGGCGTCATACGTCGACGTCGCCGTCGGCGTAGCGTTGAGCGCCTTGAGCGCTTTCTTCGTGGCGCGCGCCTGCTCGACCAGCTCCGGCGCCGGCTGCGTGCCGTATTCCGGAGCGAGCAAGACGGCGAGGTTTGCCTGCAGCGTGAGCTTGTAGCCCTGCGGCAGCATCACCGTGTCTGTGAGGTTCGCGAATTGCGAAAACACCATGTCGGCCCACAGGTGAAACTCGGCGTTCTGCGACGGAACCGGCCAGAAGATGAGCTCGGCCAGCGGAAACGACGTGTTGAAGTACATGACCTTCGGCCACGGCCCCGGCTGGTTCTTGATACCGATTTTCGACCAGCGTGTGAAGTCGACCTCCGCGCATGGATAGTCGACGGTCGTGCCGGTCGGCTGCAGGCGCGTGTATGCACCAGACAGGCGTAGCGGTCGGGGAATGTCGAAGTCGCCGCCTGAGCCGACTGCGTACGTCGACTTGCCAGCCTGGAGCGTCAGCACGTACTCGTTGTTGTTGAACACGGCCAGATGCTCGGTACTCCACAGGTCGAGCAGTGCGTTCAACTGCTCCAGCCCGGTCGTGCTGTCGTCGGCCGATAGCGTCTCGCCAACGGCGATTGCGCCGATTTTGCGCAGCGCGCCGTGGATGATGTCGTAGGCAGTCGTCATGTTCAGGAATTCGAAAGGGCCGGGGGCGCCCGGCCCAGGTGGATTACGGCAGCGGCAGGGTCGACGGCAGGCCGCCCGACAGTGCACTCGCGATCGGACGCGCGACCATGACCTGATAGCTCTCGCCGGCCGTCGGCGTGATGCCGGCAGCGGTGTTGTTCGAGAACGCAATCGCCAGCGTGTTGGCCGCGCTCACGCGGACGTTCACGACGCCCAGGCCGCCCTGGGTGGTCGGCTTGTTGACCTCGACGAAGTCGCCGACCTGCAGGCCGTTGACGGTGAAGGTCTGTTCGGCGGTCGTGTTGGCCGCGACTTGGGCGGGCGTCAGCGCGATGGCCAGCAGCGCGAACAGCTGTACGTTGCCGAAAGGGAGGGAAGTCGGGCCGGATTGGGTGACTGCCGGTCCCGGATTGGTGTTTGCCATGAAGGCCTCCGAAAAGGAAGCCCCGCCGAAGCGGGGCGGGGTTGAGGGTCAGCGGTCAGCCGGAAACGCGGCAGCCCATTTCGCGGTACAGCGCGGCGTGGCCGTACAGGATGTCCAGGCGGGTCGGCAGCGCATCGTTGTTGATCGTGTACTGGCGCACGGCGCGGATCGACATGCCGATGTCCTTGTGGGACGCGCGCGCCGCCATATCCACGCCACCCGGCAGCGGCAGATCAGCCGAAACGAGCGTGTAGGCGTCGCGGTGGAACGCCAGGTTCTGCGGGCCAGTGGCGCCTGAGCCTGCCACGAACGTGAGATTCGCGCTGTTGGCTGGCGCGGTGTCGACCGACTGGAAAGCGCCGCCGGTGATGCATGCGTTCGCCACGGTCAACTGCAGCTTCCCCGAGCCGTCCGACGTGTACGTACCGCCCATGTCAGCACCGGTGACGGGGTCGTAGTTCGGCGCGTATGTGCCGTTCGACGGGGTGCCCGATGGAGGCAGCACGACGAAGTAGCGGGCCTTGCCGACGCTCTGGCGGTTCTGCGGGTTCACCGCGTTGACGTTCGCGGCCGAGAACACGTCGCCGACCTTCACGACTGCGGTGCTGTTCGTCCAGCCCTTCGTGCCAAAGGTGCCCGAGGCGACCCAGCCGTCGCTGATGACGGCCGACGAGGTCTGGGTGTTGTCGTACTGCGGCGTGCCGCCCAGGGCGCCGAACGACTTGGCGACGACGTTCTGGTCCATGTACCAGTCGAAGCCCAGCGTCTGGCGGGACATCATGCCTTTCTTGTACTGTTCGCCGACCTGCACCTGCGGGTTGAATAGGCCTTGCAGGCCGCCGACCATCGAGGCTTGTGTCCACTGGTCGATGACCATGTAGCGGTTGCCGTCGCGCGGTACGGCTTCCGAATCCAGCCAGGCACCGGCCTGCAGGAAGGGTGCAGTCGTGGTCGGGATCGTGCCCGGCGTGCCGGTGATGTTGAAGAAGTTGTTGCGCATGCCAATCGCGAGGTCGTAATCCACGCGGTTGGCGATCGTGGCGACGCCCGGCTGCAGGACGCGTTTCGAGAACATGTCCATCGACAGCAGCAGGTCCGACGTCTGGAACTGGGTATCGACGTGGAACTGGGTAGTCAGCGTGACCGGGACGCTCGACTCGGTCATGGCCTCGACGTTCAGCGCCGGGCCGGCCGTGCCCTTGTAGCGCGCCGGGCGGCGCACGTTCGTGGTGTAGCCGATCTTCGCGCCGTCGATGCCGAAGCGGTCGTCGTACTCGCGGTTGACCTTGTCTGCCAGTACGAGTTCGTTTTCGAGGATCATCAGTGTTTCGTTGGTGATGTCGCTGATGGTGAGCAGGGTATTGCCAGCCATGATGGGCTCCTAAGACAAGAAAGCCCGCACAGGGCGGGCTTTCGGTGGTGGTGGGTGGCGGGTTACCGCCTCTTCTCGGCGAGGCGGCGCGCGCGGTATTCCTCGAAGCTCTGTGCAGGCCCGGGATCGACCGTACGGCCGTCCTTCACCGGAGTGATGGGCGGGGGCGCCTTCGATTTTTCGACTTCAGTCTTGGGAGAGGGCTTCGCGGCCGGCTGGTGATCGTCAGCGTCTTCCGCCAGGCGGTCTTCCAGGCGGCCGAGTTCACGCAGCGCCTTCGTCGGCGACATCGCGGCGTAGCGCTTGGCTTCATCCGGGTGTTTCGCGAAGAAGTACGCAAGGTGCGGGCCGACGTCGCTTTCAAGAATCGCCTGATGCAGGTGGCCGGGCAGCTGCACGTCCGATGCCTTGATCACGTCGTCGTAATCGTCGATCTCGGCGCGTGCGCGCTGCTGTGCCTCCTGCCAGCCCTTCACGAGCTGTTCGCGTTCGGCCTTCGCGCGGGCCTCGGCCTGCTCGTGTTCGCGCTTCGCCAGCCGCTGGTCGGCCTTCCATTCCGCGACGGCTTCGATGTACTCCTCGTCGTTCGCGAACTTGGACCGGTCGGGCCGCGGCTCTTCCTTCACCGGCTCGGCGCGCGCGGACACAGCCTCCAGGCGCGAACGCAGCTCGGCCGCTTCGCGTTTGGCCTGCTGGGCCTCGGTTTCGGCAGCTTTGCGCTGGTGAACCAGCTCGGACATGCGCTCGGAAATGGGCTTCTTGGCGCGCTTCTCTCCCTTTTCACCATCGGCATGGATTTCGCCATCGGCGTCGCCTTTCGGCTCGTCCTTTGGCGGCTCCGCTGTCGAGGGAGCACCGGAATACATGGTCGCGATGGTTTCGCTCGTCACAACGTTGGGTTGGACGCGCTCCGCTTGACGTGCGGTGGCCGGATCTTGCTGAACAGTCGACATGAGGTCTCTCACGGATTTACCCGATGCAGGCCCATCGGTAGGCGGGGTGCACTACGCGTGCTCGCGGTGGAATTCGTTGTTGGGGCCGCGGTCTTCACCGAGCTGCATATCGGTGCGGGCATCCAGCTGCGCCTCGCGCCAGGACTCATCGTTGCGCATGGCCGTGTCGTGCAGCTTCGTCTCGGCTACGATCTGTGCGCGCATGTTCTGGCCGTGTTCCTTGGCCAGGACGCGGCGGTTCTCTCCGTCTTGACGAACATGCTCGTGACGCATCTCGTGTTCGGCCCACAGTTGGTCGGAGGCCAACTTTCCCTGCTGGCGGACCTGCTCGACGCTGAGCTTGGCCTTGATCTCGGTCTGCAGCGCCTGGACGGTCTGCTGCAACTGCTGATTCACGCCCATGAGGTGGGCGATGAAAGCCTTCGCCTCATCCGGCAGGTTGTCCGGCAGCTTCTTCTCGGCCATGGCGATGGGGTTCGCCGCGGCGAGCCGGTCGGCGACATCCTGCGCAGCCTCGAAATCCATCTGGCGCACGACGAGGTCGCCGGCCACCTGGCCGACCTGCGGCATGGTCTTGAGCAGCCCCAGCAGCATGTCGCTGTTCTCCTGGCGCTTTGTCTGGTAGCCCGGGCCGGTGTCCATCACGACGTCGTACGTGCCAACGGTCATGTCGTTCAGGACCTCCTGGATGGCGCCCATCTCGTCACGCACCTTCTCGTTGATCGTGGTCGTCTGCGGCACGCCATCGACGCCCAGGATGCGGATGACGCGTTGCGTGTCGTAGTAGTGGGGGATGAGGTCGAGCAGGATCACGCCGGTGTGTGAGATCGCACGCGTCAGGTTGTCGTAGAAGTGGTAGTTCGACATGTCCGACTGGCCCTGGCGTGCCTGGACCATCTTGCCGGACGTCTCTTGGCCAGGCGCACCCAGCGCCGGATCGAACATGCCGGCGACGGCCTTCAGGTCTTCGCTCGCGGCCATGGCGGCATTGACGCTCGCGGCCGGGATCTGCTGCGGCGTCAGGCGTTGCGGCGGTGGAAGCGGACTATCCTGTTCATCGTGCACAGGCTTGTAGACGAGGCGTGAATACGATTTGCGGTTGGCGTTCTGCCATTCGTTCTCGTAGCCTTCATCCTGGCCTTCTGCGATCAGCCACGGTGCCAGAGGCGCGAGTGCGACGAATTCCGTCTCCTGCGTGCGCCAGTAGTTGTACATGCGCTGCGGGTCCTTGAGCTGACGGACCATGCCGAAGCGGATGGTCTTGCCGTTGTCGATCATCTCGGCGCCGACCACGCGCACGATCGGGATGTACTTGCCCGGCTGGTCGCGCTTGTCGAGCTCCTCGACGGCCGTGCACAGGGACCACTTCAGCTGCCGGCGCACGGTCGGGCGGGTGTGCATGATCGTCACGCCCAGGTACTGCAGGGCGTCCATGTCGATGCGCGACTTGAACATGCGCACGCCGCTGGACAGCAGGCAGAGAGTGTCGGCCACCTCCTCGAAGCGGTAGTACTCGGCGACAATCACGTCTTCGGCGCTGGCCCATACGGCTTTGTCGTCGCCTGGGCCGAGGTCCTTGACGTCGGCGATCTTGGCGCGCGGGTGCTTCTTGCGGAAGGTCGCCTTCTTCATCGACGAGGTGATGATGCACCAATCGGCGTCCGAGCCGTCCGGCATCGTGGCCGACGGGTCCATGTAGACCGTGAACGGGTTGCGGATGCGGTCGATGTACAGTTCCTGGTCGAAGCTGTCGTCGGCGACGTAGCGGGAGCAGACGCGCCAGAAACCCTCACCAGCGCGCACCTGGTACTCG